TTCTATCTTGTCTTTTACACCTGTCATACACACCTCAAAAAAGATTTGTAAAATCTATTACTTCTGACTGACGAGAAATGTCTTTCACAAAATACGCACACAGCGGAGAGTCTCCATCCTCAATAGGCACACTCAACAACTGCCCGTTCTTCATCTTTGGAAAGTACCACTTCACGTCGTTATAAAAATTAGTTATCTTGATGTCACCGAACTCTACTCTGAAAGAGGAGAGAGGATTGTATAGAAATGCGTGAAAGCCTCTGTCGTTGATAGAGGTAAGAGGCAGGATTTCCAAGTCATTGCCACTGTTAGCATCACCTACAGCCATACACCAATCCACTGGCATCATAATCTCTCTACCGCCAATCTCCATTACCATAGCAGGTGACGAAAAACTCTCAAGAAAGATTAGAGGAATAAAAAAGAAGTCAGGGTCCTTTGGATCTGAATTGTCAAGCACTGCGAACTGAACATCGTCTTCAAGTTCGTCTGGTAAGTTGTTAAGTGAGAATGCGTAGTCTTCTACGGTTAATATTTTCATAAGTTAATTCCAATCTATTTTTTCTATTGTAAATGGGTATTGAGCTTCTTTGTAAAATTTCTTACGCTGTGTTAGATGACGCTTGGCATACTTACAGGTAGAAGTGATATCCCATATCTGAACAAAATCTTTGTCGTGTGACTTTCTTACACCTCTGCCTATGCTCTGTATAACTCGCACAAATGACTTGCCAGGCTCTAGCAGCACAAGGTTAAAGATGCGAGGAATGTTAATACCCACAGCAGCAACACCATAGGTTGCGATTACTACTTTGTTATAACCTTCGTTGATATCGTCATAGGCTTCTTTCCTGTCGTTCAGCTTGACATCACCTTTCACAAACACAGAACCTTCTATGTGTTCTTGCAGCATTTCCCCTGCGGAGATTCTATCCACAAGTATGAGAGTGTTGCCACTTTCTTTTACCTTGTCAAGCAGTTTTGCGATGTAGGCAATTCTGTCAGGATCTGTCACAAGATACTTCAACTCCTGCTGATAGTCTTGGAACGCAGGCGTGTCTAACAGCTGACAGATATTGACGTGGCAGTTTGACAGCACTCCTTTTTCTTGGAGTTCCTTGGCAGATACATTGCCTATAACTGGTCCTATTGAAGCGTGTATGCTTTCAAACTCAAACGATTCTTTGGGAATAGTGCCTGTCAATCCCCAGCGAATAGGAGCGTTTTTGAGGTTTTGGGTAAGCAGTTTTTTGAGGACATCTGCCTTTGCCTGATGTACCTCGTCTATGATTACAGTAGCAACACCTTCCAAAAACTCTGCGAGAGAAAGAATCTCCTCACCGTTCTTGTTTCGCTTGTCAAGAATGTTTAAACTCTGCCAGGTGCAGATAGTGTGTGTTTTGTTTAGTTCTTTTCTGTCACCAAAATACACACCTACATCAAGTCCGCAGTTTTTGTAGTCTTCTTCTGTTTGAACGACGAGACTTTTGTTTGGCACTACAACGAGACTTCTGCCATAGGGCTCTACTATCTTTGACAGAGTAGCAGTAATGATAGTTTTACCTGCACCTGTTGCTACTTCTTGAAGTGCTTGAGGATTTTCCAAAAAGTTGTTGATGACTTCTACCTGATAGTCTCTCAATCTAATAGGCTCACCTTCAGCAGGATGTCCTTTGGGCCAACAAGTATTTCCCCAATAGTCTTCTGTAATCTTGTCAAAGTTAAGTTTAACAGGCTGCCTTCTGTCTTCGATGTCAGTAATTTCAACAGCACAGTTTTCTAGGATTTCTATAATCTTGTCAAGGTGATTGACATAGCCTGTTCCGCCTATACCAAAGAATGCTACCTTGCCATCCCACCTGCCTAGTTTATACTGCGGCATATAACGAGCATAAGGCACTTCGAATTTGAGAGCGTTCGCAACCTTTCTACGAATATCTACAGGCAAGCCTTCCAGTTTTATATTAACTTCGTCTTCAATAATCAATCTACAAGTAGTCATTCAATCCTTTCCATTTCAAAATAGCCACGCTTGATTATGTTGCCGTTTGCGTTTTCGAGATGAACAATCAAATCTTGATCCGCATAATAGTTTAGTATCTTTCTCGTAGAAACAAGCATCGTGCTTTGTGCGAGAGATATAACAGAGCGTGGCTGCCATTCTGAAGAGAGAATGGGTTTTGGAATTCTATTGTCTATAGTATAGAGTATTTTCTTATTTTTGTCAATAGGATTGTTCAAGCCTTGCTCTTTTATCCACGAGTTGAAATAGGAACCTTCTTTGTCGTTGTCCAAACGAAACATCACAGCAGCGTCTTCAGGAGGAACGATGTTTCGAATGTTTTTGTGTATTTCAACAACTGCTTCAGGCGTTTGTGAAGGAATAACAACAAGAACAGGCAGGCGTTTGAGTTCTTCAAGAGCAAGAACAATATTTTCTATAGGAAATCTGTTGTCTTCTATTACTACACTTGGTGCTGAACGATTGGCAATCTTTTGAGCAAGATAAGAGTATTGAGAAATGCTCTGCCATAAGTCATCGGGGTCAAAGTAATGCAAGCCATATCGTAGACTTCTGTCTTTATACAGCGCAAGTGTATTATCTGAAACAGCACCTATTTCCGTTTCAAGAATTTCCTTTGCACGACTGGGAAGATTTTTCAACTCTCTCTCATACACACCGGGCACAACTGATTTAGGATCTAGCTCACAGATTTGAGCGTAGATGCGATATACACTGTCAGAGATTTCAAAGTCGAAACGTCGAAATGCATTTACGATTTCATAGAGGTTGGATTCTGTGTATTCGAAATACCAAGTCTTGTTTTCTGCGTCATAGGTGCTCCACGAGGTGTTTTTCTTTACTCTGTCTATTTCTTCAATCAGTTTTTTTGCATAGCGAAAACGCACAGCAATCTTTACACCGTCGTCTGACACATCAAAACGAATCCAACGACTTCTGTCTATGTGACGTATTTCTAAATCAGTTTTCTGTTTTGCAGAATCAACATCTACACCACGAGATTCCAAATAGTTTTTATATTCGTCTAGCTTCTTTCTTGCTAGACGTAACTGCCTATCTGTCAAACCAACGTCTTTGTCTACCTGACGAGAGAGGCTGCCAATAAGTTTCTTGTCACTGTCTCTAAGTTCAGCAGCAGGAGAAGCAAGCAGGATAAGGCAGTCTTCAACAGAAAAAGTCGCATATTGCATTGTTGTTATTATATGCTATGTTAACTTTTCTGTCAAGCATTTCAACGGGATACCCTCTCTAATCTCATCCAGTGTGTATTCTGTGTGAGCATAGTCATTTAGCCATTGTGTTCTGTCAGGCATGAGAGGAGATTCTATAAGAGAGTAATCAGTATTGCCAACAGGATAGGCAAGAGACGAAGGACCAACAAAAGCAGGTATACCTTTTAGAATAGCATGAATTCCGGGGTTAGAACTCCAATTAATAACTGCGTGTGCGCCTTTAAAATTTATATCATAATCATCGTATGATCCTGGTAACTTAAAAGGTTGTTGCACAGTTATATCTAACTTTTTATCAAAATTTCTAGAATAACATCTAGGATGAGGTCTAAACACTATTGGTCTATCTGTATATTTTCGTATAAGTTTTACCTGCTGAGATACCCACTTTTCTATATTTGGCATGTTACGCCATTGCTCTGATTTATCGTGCTGTCCGCAAATTAAAATATAATTTCCTTCATTTCTCCATTCTTTACAGGTAAGGCCTAGTTTCTTTGCTCGTTTGTTGTCATTACCTAACGCGGAAAAATAAGCATCTCGATTTACACCATTTAATCCAACCTTCCAAGTAGTCCCTCTCAGTATTGAACCGGCTTCTAACACAATTATTGGTTTATTTTGTTTTTTAGCATTTTGCCATATTAGTTTATTTTGTAACATTCTGCCATGCCAAAGTACGCTCCATATAACATCAACATCGCAATAGGAACTATTTTCAACATATGAAAATCCTAATTTCTTTATACCCTTTTTAAATGATTCAAAAACTGCTTTAGAATTCAGAGCACCATATTGTGTCCATAAACCAAATTTCATCGTGTAAATACCTCTAAATATTTAACGGAATTTCAAAATGCCAAATATCACTGTGGTCACAACATTTCATAAAGAAGGTCTAGATTTATACGGCCAAAGATTTTTAGATTCCTTTGCTAAACATGTAGATAAAAAAATAAAAATGCTAGTTTACGCAGAAAGCTGCGATCCTAAAAATATTGATCCTAATCAAATAACAATTTTAGATGCTCAAGAAGCATTGCCTAAACTAAATCGATTTAAAGAAAAGTGGAAGAATGTTCCTAAAGCAAATGGAGTTTGTCCATTTCCTGAAAAGCGACCACGAGATTATCACAAAAAATTTAAATGGGATGCTGTTAGATTTGCTAACAAAATTTATGCAGTACTAGACGCCTGTGACAGATCTGAGGACTGGTGCGTTTGGATCGACGGGGATACTTTTGTTCATAGCGACTGGAGTTACGAAGATTTTGTAAAACTATTTCCTAGCAAAAAATGGATTACATATGTAGGACGAGGAAAAGCAGCAGCTACATGGCCTGAGTGTGGATTTTATGGTCTTAATCTGAAAGATAAAATTTGTAGGAAATTTTTACAGGATCTTGAAGATATGTATGAAGATGCCGAAAACAAAATGTTTAAATTACCCGAGTGGCACGACTCGTATATTTTCGGTCATTTGTTAAATCAGTACAAAGTAAATTATCCAAACATTTATGATTATACTGAAAACATAACACTTAAGACTGCTCGTTCCGGCGGCGGAGGACATCCTTTAATAAACACAGATCTAGGAAGATGGATCGATCATTTAAAAGGTACCAGAAAACAGTTAGGCAAATCTAAGCAATCTGATATCAAAATTCCTAGAAACGAATCTTATTGGAAGACTTAATCGTCTTCCAAGTCGAAATTTTCTACAATTTGATCTTGATCTAGTCTTTCTTTAAGACCTGCTTTATAGTGAGACAGATAAGGAGCAAGTACACTTCTACTTATCGGAGTTTTGTGTTGACCAGGATTTAGATTAAGCATTTTGAAACCTTGTTCTTCCATTTGCTTCACAGTTTTTCCGTATACTTCTCCGTCATAAAATCTTCTAATATCTGAACACTCATCATTATTATAAATGTCAGCGTATCTATCGTGAAATTTCCAAAATGCTTTATGTTTTTTGTTTAGCATAAAAAAACCAGTTTCGCAAGAATGAGCTATTCTATCCGGATCGGTGTCTGATGGCCATGAATGCCAAACATCGTAGTGTGTAGATAGAACATCGTCAGGAGAAATTAAATCAAGCAACTGCGCAGGAATACTTGCTGTTATTACAGTGTCAGCGTCGAGCCAAATTAGTCTATCGCATTCTATTGTACGCATTGCATGTATGATAGAATATGCTTTCTTTGCAAATTTTTTAATTTTAGAATTACTATGTCTTTCTATAAATGCTGTATATTCGTTGCCCAAATCAAAAGGTAATTCGTTTACGCTTTTAACTTTAATATCAAACAGGCCTTCCTTGTATACATACAAAGGCATTATATGCGACCAATATTTTTTATAGCTCCGTAAAAATGTTCTACCGCATAAATTGTAGTAGTCTTCATTCATACTTGTAATAGCAACAATTTTTTTACTCATAGATAATCCTTAATTATATTCCATGCTGTTCCGTTTCGTAGGTCTTCGAAATTGTAATGACTCATTGAAATCTTTTCTATCCAAGACTGCCTGTCAAATGTTTGCGGTTCTTCTATATATCTTAATTCTGTATTAGCAACTGCGTATGCTTGACTGTTTTTGGAGTTTTTGTCTGTAACAAATACTGGCACACCTTCTACTGCTGCTGCTACACCCGGCGACGAATTGTATGTGACGCATGCCCAGCAATTTTTTAAATCATCTAAGATTGAGCTAGAACTAGATATTTCAACTCCTTGGGGAGCAGAGCGAATGTAACCTTCTGCTTTCTTGTCTCCAGGATGTGTTCTAACTAGGATAGGTCTCTGAGTTCTTCTTCTTATGGTGCTAACAACTTCTGAACACCATTTCATAACATCATATGATCCCATACTCCAGCCGCCGTTTCTTTGCAGGCAGATCAAAATATGTTCACCGTTATTACGCCAAGGCTGTAAATCTATTTTTAGATCTTGTTTTATTTTCTGCCATCTACTAGGATCTTGAGAATTCCAAAAATATTCTCCAGTTGTAGGAAACACATCGTCTAGGGAAAAACGAAGATATTGATTGACGTTTTTGGGGTCGCGATATAAAAAAAGATTTGAATCTATCGCAAGTGTTCTGCCGCCGTGTTTTCTCTGTTCTTGTATAATTCTTTTTCTAAATGCAAGGTGAGGAGCATTGCCGCTTCTTGCATGTACCCAACCCTGTATAACAGCAAGGTCTGAAGGTTCGTATTTAAAATCTTCTACTTCTCGACTTTGATTGTCAGGAACGCCTAAATGAAAGTTTCTTAAAACTTCTCGTTTTTCAGATTTTGTATTTCTAGCAGGAATTCCTGCATAGTATATTCTAACCGAAGTCATTCTGTAATATCCTATATGCGTCGCCATTTTTTAATTCTGACACATGAAACTGTCCGTAAGCAAGATGACATGCCCATTTGTATATTTTATCCAAATCCTGACGAGTAGGTGTTTCTAATAGACTTAGATCTTTGTCTGAAACAGGATCTGCTGCTGTAGGTGCAGTGGTAAAAGCGGGTACGCCGTATAACACGCTTTCTACAGCAGCTACACTTTGATAGGTAACCACTGCATGGCAATCTTTTAAATCATCAAAAATACTGTTTCGTATTCTCGATCTTCTGTTTTGCTTGTCTCTAATTCTAATAGGACGGTCGGTGTGTTTTTTTATTTCTTTTACGATGTTTGAACACCATGTGTCTCTATCAATGCCATAAAATTTGCAAGGTTTTTCAGACGGTGTTACTACTAAGATGTGTGTTCCTACTTTTGGTGAGTCAATTTTATAATCAAGTTTACGCCATCTATCATCAGGACGATCTACAATTTCGGAATGTTGTAAATCGTTTTTAACTATTCTGTGCCAGTTTTTCCAACCATGCGGATTTTGGGTACAAGGATAGTTACCGACATATCCACTATCCATATAATAAAAATCAATTTCGTCATGCCAGCATTTCCAAATCAGTTTGCGTTTGCCCATTCCTCTTATCAGAATCGGTCCTTTTTTAAAATCGTAACTGTAATCTTTTACGGGAAGGCCTGCACCTTCTGCAAACGCATTTACATATTCGTCTTTCAAATTTTTAGAAAGGCAAATCATGCTGTTCCGAATAGTCTGTGTAGATCCTTTCTCTATGCCATTCTGCTGCGTAGCTTGATCCTTCTCTCGCAGCGAAGTCTGCGAAGCAGGGTGTTCCTAGAGTGTAATGCACGAGTTTAGCATCGGGATTGAAATCATATTCTATATCTAGCCAATTCCATTCTGTAGGTAATGCTCCAACTAGGTCGTCATCTAGCCATGTAAAACGATGCACCTGTGCGCCAGTTGCGTTCTTGACAAAATCAGGTGTTACTACCTTGTTAGCAGGATGGCTGCAATTCCATAATATTACAGAACTCCAATTCTTTTTAGGATAGTTTTCGTTCTTGGCACCTAAATACTTCTCTGTTATTTTTGTTTGGTAATTATGCTGAACTACCTGGACTGCTTTTGAATTGTCTCGCAATGCCCATAGCTTTGCGATATCGTCTCTGAGAATCATATCACCATCCATAAAAATAGCCCAACCTTCGTAATTCATCATGTGCGGTACAAGGAAACGTGAATAGATAAAGTGATTAGATCCGTCACCGTGTGCTTCGTCGTAGTTGTCTAACAATGACAGAGCAAGCGGAACAAGACTCACCGGTTGAGAAGCCTGTCTAATAATTGAGTTTGAACAGGTGTGATAGGCTATGGCTTCTCTAGGATCATAGCCAATAAAAACGGGTATCATGTGTCTCTCCTTTCTATATCGTCTTCGTCGCAAGCTGTGCCATATTGAACTTCAAGAATTCTTACAGGTTTTTTTGTAGGGTTTGAGGCTTGATGCCAAACCCTCTTGCCAATAGAGTATCCGCCTGAATTTTTTTGTAGATGAACTGTGTCTTTCATCTTTTTCCATTCTGTATCAATACGCACAGTTCCGTCAAGCACATACCAATACTCAGAACGATTAAAATGGCGTTGAAACGAAAGCGATTTGCCTGGATCTATTTCTAGTTCTTTTACTTTGTATCCGATTTCTGGTTCATGATTGAGGACTCTATACCATCCCCAAGGTCTAGTTGTATTTTTCATCAGGTGTATTTATAGGTTAAGAAACTATATCTAAAAATTTACGATAAAATTCTTTGTTCAAATTTCTTGATTCAGTTAAGAAATCATAATCTATTCTATTTGAAGTTTGTAGAGGAGTATCATTTATATTTTGTAAAAACAACGGAGGATTTTTAAAGTGATCAAATTTTACACTCCAACTTACTACTTGAACATTTTTTCCTAATAGTTGTGCCCAATATGCTCCGTGATAACTATCTGTAATTATTGTTTTGTGAGATCCTATAAATTCTAACGCTTTTTCAAAATCTATTTCGTTATTGTACATAATAGATTTGTCTTGAGTGTTTTCAATTTTAGTTTTAAATTTGTGTAGAAAATAGCCTACTTCTTGTTTTTCTTCGTAAGTTTTATCGAATGCAGCGTGCATACAACTTGCACAAGGAAGATATAGATCTTCGTATCCTGCTACAAAATCTCGAATACCAATTAAATTACATTGATATATCCAGTCTGGAAAAAACACTTTTCCTTTTGATTTTTGAATATGTTTTCTTCCAAAATTATGACCTATACTCCACAGAACGATTTTTTTTGGATTTTTTTTGATTAGATCTTGTATGTGCAACTGAAATTTTTTATGTATTAATCCGCCGCCGCCTACTACAAGAATATTAGAAGATAGCAGAGATTTATTGTGCATTAATTCTTGAGAATTACAGTTTGGAAAATGGAAGTATCGGCTAGGGTTCGATAAATAATCACCTATATTGTTTGTAACTTTTCTATGTACTTCAGTTATCATAATATTTTCTTAGATGATTTGTATAATGTAATATGTATGCGTTGTCCATGTGTTTTGGCTGACTACAGTTCCATTTTAAAGGTAATTCTTGTAAACCTTCGACCATTTCAGACAAAATCCATATAACATGTCCATTGTCGCCCGAAGGCTTCACTTTAAATTTGCCTGGTACTTTCTTCGGTCTTCTGTTAATTAATTCATTATGAAAATACTTTCTAACACTGTCGTTACGATAAATCATAAAGCCGGCATTAGGTCTGCCACTTACGCCGTTTACATAGTAAATACTGTTTTCGTTAAGCACAGATTCTATAGGAGGTGTATGTGGTAGTATTTCGCAATCTGCATCAATAGCGACAAAGGCATCATGTGATTCTTCGTATTGATTTAAAGTGTAATGTTTTTTCCAAGTCCATTCATTGTTTGTTTCGCCTTCTCGCAAAGGTAGATTGTCAATAACATAATCATAACCGTGTTTTTTACAATACTGTTTTTGACTATCAATACATTTCTGCCATTTTTTTACAAAATTAGGTGATGCAGAACAAGAGACTATAATTTTCATTGTTTTTCGACAAAAAACACGTAATTAAAAACCTTTGCGTTTTCCTTTACAGGTTCTCTCCAGAATTCGTTTACAATTTTAACATCCATGTTATAAAGAATTTTTTCTCTCCAGAAATCTGGTTGTTCTTGAATCAAATGTGCGTTCCTGCCGTCCGGTAATAAAGTAGGAGAAGCAGAAGTATGTATATCGAGATAAGCAGCTTTTGAAAACAGTTTATATATGTCTTTTAAATTTATATCTAGAAAATCTGGTTCTATGTGCTCTAACACGTCCATTGAAATAAGAACATCATAAACACGTTTAGGATATTTGCAATAATGTTCTACACACGGATCGTAACCATGAACTAGAGGATAATCTTTTGATAGATATTTTACTAAACTACCTGAACCGCAACCGTAATCAATAATACTTGAAGGATTGTAAGTCGAAAGAAATTCTGGTATGTTAAATAGCTTTGGAACTTTGCGCCTGCTGTTTTTGCCCATCTTATTAGAACCATGCAACTGTTCTAATTGTTTTTTATAGCTATCAGTAAGTTGTGGCATTATGTTTTTTCCAGTGTTCTTTTTTTAATTCGAAATGAGGAGATAAAAAGTCAATTAACTGTAAAATGTTGTCTTTATCAATGTCATATTCAATAAAGTTTTTTGAATTACGAAAATAATCTCTTACGTTATTAAAATGATTTAACCTCATTTCTTTCCAAAAGTGTATTAACTCTTCGATATTTTTTAAACCTAAAGCAGAAATTGAACGTTTTGCAAAAGAAGGTTTTGATCTATGTTTTAACCTACTTTTAATCCAATCGTCTTCGTTTCTTAATTGTAAAATAAAATAACTATCAGGGTATTGTTGATGCAATTGTTTAAAGTATTTGTTTGCTTCTAAGTATCGGTTTTTATTAGACAAAATCATATCTATTAAACAATCTGCTGTTTCTAAATTTGTTAGCAAAGGTAAATTGTTTTTAAAATTTTTATCTATAATATTAGCAATATTTTCTTTTTTATTTTGTCTTTTACAATGATGATAACTTACATAGCCGCTGTCTATAAACAATCGATGCAGCGAAGTAGTAGCAGTTTTATTAAACCCAATAAAAAAAACTTTAGGTCTAGAGTGTTGCATCTTCCATTCCGGCAACTCGAAGTTTCACAACATTAGTAATCTGCCACTGCTTCTGATCCAATGCCTTCAAAACGCCAAGCCACTTGTTTCTTATAAGAGCAAAATCGTTGATTATCTTTTCATAATCAACAACATCTGCTTCACCGTCTACATACTTTTCAACATCACGACTGCTTAAAGCTCTCTGATAGTTTTCAAGATACTGACGAAAAAAAGAACTGCGCAGGCGACGCAGTTCTATATTAAGGTATTCAAGGATAGCCTCAAGTTCCTGAAGTTGATTGAAACGATGTTCGATTATGCCAGGCATAGAAGCAGAAGCCCGTTCTATATTGCCTGCAAGTTTGACTTCTTCTCTCGCTTCAACAAGTTCGTTCTCAAAGAATCGAATTGCTTCAGGAATCTTTTCGATGTTGCGTGAGACTTCTGAGTACCAACCCATTAAAAGTCCTCGTCATCATAGTCATCGTCAATTTCGAGATAGTAGTTGATTGCGTTATCCAACACAGCGTCTGCACCAAGAATAGTCTTAAATTCTTCGTCATCTACACCATAGTCTGCGAGTAGATCTACAAAGCGTTCTGCTGCAATATCAACCTGCTTTTTGTCGATGTATTCTTTAAACATCATCCAAACATCTGCGATCTGACTTTCGTCCATTAGCTATCTGTCTCCTCGGTTTCGTCGTTTGAACTATTTATTACGGTGTCTTCAACTTCGATCTCTGGGTCTTCTTCTTGTGCGTCGGGAATAAGATGAAACTCTTCCATGATCTTATCTAGACAGCCTTCTTCATTTCGCTGCCATTCCTTGCGATACTTTTTGATTTCTTCACCGTCCTGAGTGACATACAGCAGCTTGTTGCCTGACTTTTCAAGCAGTTCTTTCTTCTCAAAAAGATCCACAAGGCCTGAATAGGGTGACATACCTTGCTCATAAGGAATCTTAACCTGCACTGCTTCGAAGGGCTTGTTATAACGAGTCTTCATTACCTTACAGGCTGCTCGAATACCCTTGACATCGGAAATCTTGTTGCCATCTTCGTCTTCCTTCAACTTCAACTTTCTCATAGCAATCACAATAGAAGAAGCATAGATAAATCCTTGACCGCCTGAAATCTTGTCGTCTGGGTCAAACATATCCTGCGACGCGTAGGTATGATTAGTAGCAACTAAGCCGACGTTGTGCGATCCAAACATGTTAACGCAGTTTCTAACAAGTGCTGTAAGTGCCTTGGGCTTGCGACCCATATCACCTTTCAAGTCACCCTTGCCAAACTGATCCACATCAGTAGGTGTAAGCAACATACCAAGCGAATCAATAACAAAAAGAACTTTCGGACGTTCTTCTTCGTTCAAATTCTTATAATCGTCCATAAATGTATGCACAGTCTTGGCAACATCGTCAATCATTGACATATTAAGTTTTAGTAGTTTCTCTTCTGAAGTATCTACATCAAGAGCTTGTAGCCAAGTTTCATCAAGCGCATTCTCTGAATCGATGAGAACTACAAAGATACCCTGTTCCTGAGCTTCTTTGATAATATTGCCAGAGCAGATATAACTTTTACCAGCACCGGATTCGCCTGCAAATACTGACACTTTACCAAGCGGAATCCCTTTGTAAAAGTCTCCTGAAATAAGATAGTTAAGCGCGTAGTTGCCTGTGCCTACCCAGTCTGTTGGATCATTGAAGCCTGAACTCATACCTGAGATAGACTTGGTTAATTGATTTCTAAATTTTGTTGGATCAAATGCCTTTGTTGCCATTGAGTTCTCCTTGAATAGCCTTTGAAAGAGGGGAGTGATTCACTCCCCGTATATAGATTTATTACTGATTCTGACGAGCGCGAATCATTGCGAGAATGTCTTGAGCGTTGCCGCCGCCTTCGCTTTCTTCCGTGCTTTCTTCTGCCTTTGGCTCTGGAGCAGGTTCAGCTGCTGGTGCAGTGTCTGCTTCTGCCTTGGCAACATCTGCTTCCATGCTTTCTGTTGCAGGAGCAGGAGCACTTTGAGAAGTAGCTGTTGCGCCTGCGCTGGGTGCCTTGGTTGGATCACCTGTGCGAGCCTGCATGCCAGCTGGGCGGAAGTATTGACTCCAACGATCAGGATCATATGCTTCGCCGTCAACAGAAGCTTCAAACATCTCAGTCATAACTTTAACTTCTACCTCGCCTGGACGCTTGGGCAGGAAATCAGTGAGATTATACAAGCCATGTGTGTTAATTGCGTTCATTTCCTCATCGGAAAGAGGACGCTCACGGCGTGCCCAATTAGAAGTAGAATAGTCTGCATAACCGCCCTTGGAAGTCTTGTTGAGACGGAAGTCTAAGCCTGCTGTGAAGTCTGTTGGCAGTTCTTCCATGTCAGGATCAAGCAGAGAACTCTTGATAATCTGGAAAATCTGAGGACCAATAATAAAACGACGAATTGGATTCTCCGGAGGATTTTCTTCTCCTAGCGGATCCTGTCGAACAAAGCCCTGGAAGATATAAGAACGCTTCTTCCAATACTTGCGACCCATGTCCTCGAGTGCTGGGTCCTTGAACCATCCACGCACTTCCTGCAGGATCGGGCAGCTTTCTCCATACATTTCCATGCAAGGAACCTGTACCATTACCGGGCGCGAATCTGTTTCGCCTTTGACGCCTGCGAAAGGCAGTTTAATCATTAGTCGCTCTGCCCAAAAGAAATCATTAGAGTCGTCGCCATCAGGAAGGAAACGCAGTGTTGCGGAATCTTCTTCCTTCATATTCCAAAATGGGTAGATTGCGTTGTCGCCGGGCCCGGCAGAGTTGCTTGATGAACGATTTTCCTGCTCTTTCAGTCGAGCGCGAATTTCAGCGAGAGATGCCATAGTTTTGCCTCCTATTGTATGCCTATGTGCTTAGTGCCTATTTATGTAGCACATTTTTTATTATACATGATGTGCTAAACATGTCAAGATATTTATCTAAGAAAATCAAACGCCTGCAAGATTTTTTAATCTTTCAAAATCTTCGTCGGTGTCTGGTTCTTCTTCGTTGTCGTCGCAGCCGCAGCCTTCCTCTAAGCCGTCCAGTTGCTTATATACCTGATCTACCATAGCAGAAATATCGCTTGATCCTAGTTCTTCTGCGCCTGCGTGCATATCTGCTACATCTCGAATCGCAGATACTATTTGATCGTTATCATACTGACTGAATAGGCGTTTTAGAGTCTGTCTTTTTTCCATTCTTGCAAAGATCGTTCTCGCAAGGTCTTCTGAATCTATACCTTCACGAGTGATTTTCCTATTGCCAGAATATTGTTCAAAGGTTTGATTTACTTTTTCAATAAATTGCTTTGCAGTTTCGATATACGATTCGCCATAGTCTTTCTCAACACCTGTGAGAACTGCTGTTTCACCTCTTGGCCAGGAACCTGTTTCTTTGTCATAGTAAGAAAGAATAAACTCTGTGATTGGCAGTTGTTGTTCTGACTCTTCTCTGTCTTCTGAAGAAACAGATTCTACATCTTCTGGGTCTGCAGTTTCAATGCCATCTGGCGTTTTTACGATTATTTCGCCGTCTTCTTCGCCATAATACATACCAGTTTTATTTTTTGATTTGATATGAACATCATCACCTACCTGCATCTCTTCTTCAAGCGAGTCTGGTGTGATTTCATCTGGCTGTGTTTTTTCGCCAATCAATCTATAGATATACGGAAACACATCTTGAAGTTCTTCGTTAAACTGCCTAATAGTGAGTTCATCGATCCAGTTAGATTTTACATCTTCAGGAACTTCTTCAAGATTGACATTCTCATAGTTTTCCGCTATTTCGCTATACCTGCTTGACTTTTGAATATCTGCGATTTCTCTTTTGACATCTTTGATTCTGCCTTCGATAATATCATTGTATTGAGAAAGGCCTTCTGCCATTACTCGAGAACGACCGAGATAGGTTTTAAACTTTCTCAACTTGCCAAGTTCTTCCGATAGTCCAACAATGTGCTTGCCAAAGTCATCATAGGGATTGCCGCCTTCTGCCACATGACGAGCCATTGCTCTCGCACCTGCTAAATGCCTATAAGGATATTTGAATCTCTCGCCCTCGGCAGACTCAATGTATATCCTGTCTATTGAACGAGTGCGTGAAGCAGGATCTTCTTCATTTACACCTTTTCTGTGTCGAATGTTTATTCTTGCGTTTCCAATGTTTTGATAGGAAACTCTGCTGGTTCCCCAGAGCTTGGACTCACTCATTGTTGAACTCCCTGATTTCTTAGCAAGAAACTGATAGTCTCTTCTATCAAGATTTGATTTTGTTATGTTGCGTGTGTCGAATTGAAGTAGGCGTTTTTTAGCAAATGATCGCAGTTCTCTCAAAAAATCATACCAGCCTTCTCTCACAGAATCTGGTTCGCCTTCCACAAAGTTGTTAGTATACATGACACTTACTCGGTCTTCGTCTAAGCTCACACTTACCCTGCCTAAACTTGCGCCGTTTGTTTTATAATCGAAATCATAAAAACGAGCAAGAGCAGGTTCATCAGTGACCTTGCCTTCATCTGTGCCGATTGTGACAGAAGGAAATCTTCCTCTTATTTTATTGAAAAGATCCTCTGCTATAGTGTCAAGATTCTTCATATAAGTATTTATCAGATGCCTGATATGAATATCGGCATTGGTGTTTGGTAGTCTTCCTCTCCGTGATCCACAGAAGTAAAGGTATTATACACTCGAGGATCCCAGTCTTTTAGCACATCAATCATTCGAATGCCAAGCAGCATTGCGGATATTAAATCGTCGTTGTGCCCTACCTTTGCTTGATAGGATGAGCCTGTTGCTACAAAGTTTTTTAGTTCTGACACAAATGGTTTCGAATGTATAGACATCTTGTCATTTTCTATCATGGTTTTCATTCGAGAACAGGCTGACACTTTTGTAGCATGTGTTGTGTTAAATCCTTTTCTAAACTTTCTTACATGACCTTTACGCATGGGTTCTGATATAAACAGGCCTGGAATGTTTTCTTCTCCAAAATCGTTGATGACTATAAGAGCCGCTTCTCCTATACCGTTGTTTTCTACTGACCAATATATGCCTGTGGGGTTCTTTGTTTCTTCCTCTATGTAGCGGCAGATATCTGCGAGTATGCGTATCTGTCCAGGAATAGCTGTTGTATTGTGTTGCCATTCTGCTACCTGCTTGTATGTAGGCAGTTCTATTACCTGTATCGCAGCATAGTCGCCGCCAGTTCCCATAGAAGGATCAAGTGCCACGCAGTAGGTGTGTTGAGAGTCGGGTTTTTTATACCAACGAGTCTGACCCATTTTGAGAATGGGGTCTTCTCCCTCCATTGTGGCAAGGTGTACGGAAGAAATAAGAGTCTCATCAAATACCAAGAACTCACAACCATACTCGCGTCTAAATCGTTCTTCGCCTATTCTTCCTATTTCAGCGTCGCGCCATTCTTCGTCTCTGTCAGGATGTTCTTCCCAGCTTGCTCTAAATGCGTGGAATCCGTTAATACCAACATCTGTTTCATTGCCATTTTCGTCAAAGCATTGTTCTGCCTGTTTCCATATCGTGGCAAAAGTATCTTCGTCAGAGTTTGGTGTTGATGTGATAATTGCTCTACCACCTGTAGCAAGTGTGGGAGATATCGAAGTCCAAAAGTCTTCCGCAATCGTAGGTTGGACAAACGCAAACTCATCGCAGTATAGTAAAGATATTGACATACCACGACCTGTGTTATCTGTTGTAGTTTGAGCTACTATTCTTGAGCCGTTTTCAAACTCTATTGATTGTTTGTTGTATGATACAACACCTGCTCTTATATGATCAGGGCAGAGTTCATACACATACCGCAGGCGCTGCATTATTTCCTGTGCGCCTGTGTATTTGTGAGCAGCAATAAGAATAGTTTGGTCTGCGTTAAACATAGCATACCAGGCAAGGTAGATAGCAGCACAGGTTGTCTTGCCTGTCTGTCTTGGAAGCATGTTTATGTTAAAACGATGATCATGATAAGAACGCATTAGACGCACTTGATAATCAAAAGGATCAAAGAGCATTTTGCCTTTTACAGGATGCTGTATGTAGGCAAACTTTCGAGCAAAGTAGAGATATCCGTCGTTAGGATCCATACAGCGAGCAAGTTCTTCTATCTGCTTTTCTGAGTAAGTATCTTGAGCGTGAGCTTTCTTTGTTAATACGCCATCTAATGATTTCGACATGAAAATACTTAGTCAAAAATAGCACCGAAGTGCTATTTTTGTTTAGTTTGAAGCAGGGGCTGCGGTTTGATACACCTTTGTGTCCTTGCCGTATTTAGATTTAATAGTGTTGGCTGCTTTCTGTGCTGCTCTCTCTGATCTAAATACCTTCCACGGTTTTCCGGCTATATACACAGCGTAGTTATTAGGCTCTTCGTCGCCCAGTTCAACTTCCATTTCTCTACGCTTGAATGCTGCTTTATCCGATCCGAGGTTTGCGCCTTTACCGTCGCCGTATCCTGTTCTTCCTATATCAAAACCGCTTCGATAACCTCGTCTACGACGCACTTCGTTGAGAGTTTCTTCGGGTAACACAGACAAGCCTTCTCTCAACTTGCCAATAACAGCTTCATGGACAACTGTATTTTGTCCGTGAGCAGCAAGTGATCTTCTTTCTGTAGAAAGTCTATCGATAATAGCGCCTGCTTCTTTATCGTAAAACTCTACCATCTGTTGAGGTGATTTATCGAGGAAGGGTTTTACATAGCGTTCAAACACTGGAGCAGATTCCATTGACATGTCTCGGCCTTTGTGCTTGACAGACTTGCCTTTCTTCTGTTCCTTTTTACGATCAGTTTGAACCTGTGCCTTGTTAAACTTGCCTGCGTTTTTTGCTACAGGATTGTTTTTTGGTGCAGCTTCTGCATATTCGGAGTTATTAACTTTCACACATTTATCTTTGTATGTGCCGTCTGCTTTCTGTTCTCTGCCTGCGTATCTATATCCTTTCCAGCAGGCCTTGCCATCTACACCTTTCTTTTTTTCTTCTTCTACTTCTTTATCTTTTTTTTTAGCAGTTTCTTCGACGCCTTCTTTAGGCACGCAGTTAGGCACTTCTTTTCCATTCTTCTTTTTCGTGCCTACCATTTTGTAGTTTTTCCAGCAAGGATCGTCGTCGTCTTCGGCAACATCCATATCTTCGTTGTAGTCCTTGTCTTTCACTTTCTTTTTGGCTTCTTCCTTGCTCATGCCTGAAGCAACCATTCTCGCAATCTGAACGTCAGCAAAATCTTCATCGCCGTCACCGTCCTGGTCCTGCTCGCTCATTTTCTGTTTGAGCATGGCAGATAGTTCTTCTGCGAGGCTGGTTTCCAGTGCCATTGGATTGTCACCACCGTTTGTTGGCGGATAAGATTTCTTCTGACGATTAAGACCGCCTGACAGATCTTTTGTCATTTTGTGATGATCGTCATAGCGTGCTTCTGGCTCGTTGTCCCAGCTTTCTTCTTCTACTGTCTCTTCTTCTACTGTCTCTTCTTCACCTGTTTCAATATCATCCATTACCCTTGGAGTAATCATGGCAGGTTCCTGTGGCGGCATGTCTGGCGGACCTTGATATCCTGTAGGTTCCGGCTGATCCGATCCGTTCATAAGACGAGCAAGTCTTGCTACTTCGTCCGCGGAATCACCTGACATTGTAACAGAAGCAATTTCGTCTAGCTGCTGAGGTTGGGGAACAGCATCGCCTGTGTCTTCTTTTGTAACATCATAGAATGATTCTAATATCATTTTCATGTCGCTTGTTTCTGCTTTTGAAGCTTCGTAATTACCTGTTGAAGCAGCTTCAAAGTTGTTTAAAATCTTGTTCATATCCATGTTTTAACTCCCTACTGGGCTTGTGTTGTTTGATTGATCTGTTATGTCTTGTGAGTCGCCTACAGGCCCGCCTTTTCCGGGATCTGTTTCTCTTTCCGAGCGTGCTTTTTCGAGTTCTTTAAGCAGCTCCATTACTCTGTTTCCACCTACGCTCTCTTGAGCACTTTCGCCGCCCATGTCTTCTGTGTTAAGAAGAGCTTCGTAAGGTTGGTCTTCGTCAATAGCTTCTTCTTGATATCTTTCTTGAGGTTCTGCCATGTTTCTTACAATAATATGGCTGTGCGGAATACCTGTTGTCCAATGTAGGTATTCCTGAAGAACCTGCACGGTTGTAGGATACTGAAGTTCTGCTTCGTAGTAGGTTACTTCTACATTTTGAAGTTGTGGGAAATCCAGAGGTCTTTCAGTGATTGGTGTTCTTTTTCCTGTGCTCATGTTTTGCACTGCATATTTTTGGAGCGCAGTTTCGAGAGTGTCTTCTACGCCTTCAGGCAGTTCGCCTGCAATACCAATCTTGAATTCGTATGTTTTCTTTGACTCAGTCAAATATTCTTTAAAGGTTTTCATAGCTATGTCCTATACATCTATTTATCAATGTTTTTTAGTTTTTCTATTAAACTATTGCGGTCTGACACTACATAACCTTCGCCTTGAACTACATCACCATCACCGCCTGTGGAGTCTCTATCCATTTTTTCTTTTTTAAGTTGTAGTTCGATCATTTTCAACTTCTTGTCCATTTTAGCAGTTTTTGCTTCGAGATTGGTTTTCAGCATGGTAGAGGCAACTTCGAACACTCTGCCTGAATAGCGACTTTCTACATTCATGCCTAAATCCATAAGGTCTTCATAGGCGTCCATAGCTTTTTCTGCAACTTCGTTTAGTTCTTTGTCAGCCATTTCGCCTAGACCTTTTACCGCAGGCAGTGCCGAACTTATCTTGTCAAGCTCTTCTATGTTACGCAGTTCTTTTGCGTGTTCTCTTTTTTCCTGCTTTTTTTCCTGTTCTGCTTGTTTTTTATCTTCTTCTACTATTTCTTTAGCATCAGGTAGATCAAGCATTTCTTCAAGTTTTTTAGTCATAGGTTACACCATTAAATGCTCTGTTTATATTTATCGTCTTTTGCCTTGATGGAAAATATCATTTTCTGTAACTATTCTGAACTGCATGCCTTTCTGTTTGCAGTAAGCTCGAGCTGCTTCCCACTTTGCTTGATTGACAATATAGTGGGCTTGGTTGTGTTTTGAACGGCCGAGGTTTTCTCTAAATGCTTGTGTTGAAGGTTTAACTTCTATTAGTTCTACTTTTTGCTTCCCGTCCTTGTTCGAATAGGCAATAAAAAAGTCTGGCACATATACCGTGTATTTTCCTGTGAGAGGATTTCTATAAGGAATCTTTATTGCTTCTGATGCCCATTTTTCTACAGAAGGATGCTCGTCGCAGAAACGCATAAACGCAAATTCCCAGGAACTTCTATATGTAGGTGTTTTATTTCCTACATACTTGTCAGGATTTTTTAAAGTGTATTTTCCTTGAGCAAAGCGTGGCATTAGGGAGCAATGTTTCTTACTTCTGCTTTATCGAATTGATTTCTTTTTCTATAACCAAGAGAACTGGTTTTAGGGCGAGAATAATTGAGAATTTCTGTAACAACTGCACTCAATTGAACTTCTTCTAGGCCTTTAAGAGTGTCAAGCAGCTGGTAAACATTTACATTGTCAATTTTTGACTGTTCTAATAACGCAGTGCCTGCAGCAATTGCACTTGACTTATCAAATCCTCTTTTTTCAAAAAATCCTATAACAGAATCTACCTTTGACGCAGAAAAACTTAATCTTTCCCTAAAGTATTTGTCAAAGAACTCTCTTACATCTCTGTCTGTAAAATTTTGCGGTTTGTCTTGTGGCAAATTAGTCATTAGTATTATTTCCTAATAAGTGTGCATACTATACATGCTAATTGTCTCCACCTAATAGCCTTAAACTGCCGGGCGGAGCATTTGGTGGCGGTAGAGGCTGGCCTTCGCCAATATCAGGAAGCGGTGTCGCAGGAGTAGCTATTGCTGTTGGTGCAGGCGGTCCTACAAATGCTCCAGGTGTGTCTATTCCTGGACCGCCTGCAGCAGTCGCAGATGATGCTAAACTCTCTCCTGCTTCTATTACGTCAGGCTGGCCGCCTTGACCTCTATTTTTAGGAAAGAACGTGTTAGGCAATCCGCCTAGATCTGGAGACTGTAGATCATTTAAAGCACTAGTTGCTAGATTTAGCCCTTCCTCGATCACGCCTTCTGTTGTAAGATTTTGTGCAGACTGCACAAGATTAAATCCTGCAATCGCGCCTCCGGCTAAACCAAATTCGCCACTCAAAACATCTCCTGCTCCTCCTATAATACCCAAAACGCCTTGCTGTCCGCCGCCTAGAACAGAAATAGGACTAGGAGTATTGTCGTAATGTGCAGGATCTCCAAATCCTGTAGGTTCGCCGTTATTTCCTGCTTCTACATCGCCTGCAGAATAAAGAACAGCTTCGTATCTAAGTGTAATACTGTTTCGCATGGCTGTAGAATCGTCACTGCTATCCACGCTGTCATGATTCCACTCTGTTAAAATTGGTCTAACTAAAGTATAGGTATTATAAGATCTTCGTGCAAGTTGTGATATTTCAATTTTAGTAAAAAAAGGAATCGCAGGCAGATTGTTATCCATGCCGAACTTAAATTCATTAAATCCTGGACTATAAAGCGTATCGCCTGTAAGTGTTTGGCCAACTTTTTGCGGAGGACCTATGCCTCTCGCACTAGGGGGAGCGCCACCGCCTAGCGATGTTGTGCCTGAAGCAGATATTGATCTGCCATGCGTGTCCCCAAAAGCGCCAGAATCTAATGTTTGAAAACTATCTGCGAAATAGTATTTGTAATAACTTTCTAGTAATTTTGTTGTAGCGCCTAGGTTATCGTCAAAAAAATCTATTGTAATAGGATTATATTCTATGCCAGTTTGAAAGTTTTTCTTTCGATTATACTTATTTCTTGTTTCAACCTGCGCAGAATACGTAGGAAGATCAGCACTGTATACCAAACCTCCTATCGTGTTAGAAAATTTATCTAGTCCAGGTATAAATTGTTTTGCTGGCTCCGACAGTGTAAATTGCACGTGGTAGAGAAATTTGCTTTTAGGAGCAAACTTCATCTTCTCATCTACAAACAGTCTAGAAGCGTGTTTCCAGTCTGCTAGATTGCCTTTGGGGTTAAAAACACCACTTGCAAAATTATCGAAAAAACCGTCAAATATTGCCATACTATTATTTATCGGTAGCAATTAAATGCGTATAAAATAGAAAAAGGGCCGAAGCCCTTTTTCGTAACAAGGAATAAATGTTTTTTTTTATTAAGTGCCGCCGCCTGTGATTAGGCTTCCTACTGTTCTGCCAACAGCAGTTCCAATTCCAGTATTTTCTGGAGTTTGAACAGCATTATCATAACGTATAGACAGTGTCGTAGTTACTGCTTCGTTGTTGGCATAACCAAGAGAGTTGTAATTAGCATTCTGCACAAAGCAACCATATAGCTCAAATGTTTCAAGAACGTTTGGTGTGTTTGCACCGTTGCCACCGTCTAGTATTTCAATTCTTGTTGTGAATTTGTAATCGATGCCAGATGCTGCCGAACTCATTTCAAAGAAATCAAATTGCTTCTGTAGTTGCTCACCTACAAGCTTTTGAACTCTACCATTTACGTCTTCACGTAGGTTAAGTTCGATTGGTTCCCAAGCATGACGACCTGCGAGATACACACGAGAGTTGTATGTTGGAATATCCATTTCTTCAAAACTTACCTGCGGTCTTGTAACGTCAATTACCTGTTTTGTTAATTCTGTTGTCGGTGTTGATACACCAAAGTTTTCTAGTGTTACTCTAAAACGATACTGTAGCTTAGGCATCAACAGGCCTTGTGAGGCTGCTGAATCCGAAGTATCTAGCGGAACAGTAATTTTAGAAAGTGTTGAGATAGCCATAATCTTTTACTCCTTGTCACGAGTATTTATCATTTTTTCACGAGATTTTTTTGGCCATAAAAAAAGCGGTCCGAAGACCGCTTTTTATCCGCACTATGTTTTCTTTATAGTGCGTCGATTTCGCCAGTGTTCTTCAAGCGCAGCGGAATGTATATAAATTCGACTGCTTTGACTGGTTCGATTGCAATATCTACATAAAGCTCATTCCTGTCAATTCTAGAAGGTGTGTTGTTTGACTCGTCACACACTACTAGGAAGTCAAACAGAGCTCTTTGTCCAACAAGTTCGAGTAGAAGACTTTCTGTTGCCTGCTTGATCTCGTCCCTTGTAATCTTGTCATTCTGCTCGAAGATATAAGGTTTAGCAAGCTCATTCAGCTGTCCTCTCAAGAATACAACCAGTCTTGCTACGTTGATTCTATCGAGTGCGCTTGCGCCTCTAGCACGAGTTTTCTGGCCGTAGTTTACAAGTCCTGAACCTGACAGGAATGTGATCGGGTTTACATTGTTCTCATAAAGAACGTCTCTTTGACCTTCGTTAAGAGCAATGGAATTAAACTCGCCTTCTTCGTCGACATATCCAACGGAAGTTGCGTTTGTAATTCCGCCTCTTCTTATTCCTGCTGGTGCAAACCATGGGAAAGATACCTGATCAGATAGAACAATTGTTCTAATAATCATGTGACTTGGCGGAACAATTACATTGTTGCCAAAGTTATCACTTGTAAAGCCCCATGGATAGAATATGCCAAGATATTCGTCTCTAGATACAAGACCGTTTTCGTTGTCTTCAACTGCTAGATTCTGGTTTGTTGCCCAGGTATTAAGTGCAGTAGCATTTGGCTCAAGTTTTGCAGGGGAATCACCTACAATAAATGCACTTAGATCCCTATCAAAGTTGAGAGTAATCATTTCTCCAATTAGTTCTGGATAACCAGGCGTTGCCATGAGATTGAATCCTCTCGATTCTTTATCTCTTATACTATCATTAGAGTTAACAAGTGCTTGTAGAGCTTGCACAACTACTTTGCGTTGGGCAGCAGCACCGAATGATCCTGAACCGTCTGCTTGGTTTGCAGATTCAGTTACCCAACGATGTGGATAGTATGTCTCCATTGACGGATCGTTTGGTAGTCTTGTGTTATCGCTTAAGTTGTCAATGTAGTTTCTTACAAAACGTTTTACATTGAAGCCTGAACGACGTAGATTCCAAAGAATCATGCCTCTTGGATACAAAGCAGGATCCGGAGCATCTGGATCAAGGAAATCTGATGTAAGCAGTTCGCTTATTGAATCTGGTTCAAATGAATTATCGCTTATATTACCGCCTGTTGAAGACCATCTTGCGTCAGCAAATAGAACACCGTTTTCAGATGTTTGATCTGTTGTGTCTAGCTGTATCCAACGGTTTTCTGGTCTTGTGTTAGGAAGTTCTGCTTCGTAGCGATAGATAGTTGGATATTCATCTATATCAGAAGTATCAATCCAAATATCGCCTGTTACTAGATCACCACCGTTGCTCTGTGTGCTTGGTCTTGAAGCAGATACAATAGGACCATTAGGATCAGTGCCTGTGTAAGGACCGTTTTGATATCCTACCCATGTAGTTCCGTCGTGTATCATAAGATCGACTTCGTCTACAACAGAGCTATACCAAAGTGTTCCGTCCGCTGTTAGAGTAGTAACTTCGTTTGGTGAAGGAACATAAAAAGTATTTCCTTCATCGTCTACTGGATTCCAAATTGAAACCTGAAGATAGTTATCTACAACATTCCAACCGTCGATGTTATAAACATTATCTACAGCAGTTGTAAAGCCGAGATCGGATAGAACGCTTTCACCGTCTGGTGCCTGTAACTGGATTTCACCGCCTGTTGCGTGACGTAGAGTGACTCTGTTTGCGGAATCAACAGAAGCAGTTAGACCTGTAATACCAAGAGCATTTATAGCACCTGCAAAATCATCTGCATCAGTTGTTGCATCTACAGAAACCGTGCCGTGTATGTAACCTTCTTGACCAGGCTGTGTTGCTCTAACCGTAATTGTAAAGCTTGCGCTTGGTGTAACAAATGCAGCACCCGTTGCTGTAGTAGGAGCAATTCCGTCTCTCTTGTACAACTTGAATGTTGCAAGAGAAAGAGGATCTGCTGCTACGTTTGTTTTTACAAAAACAGCACCGTTAGGAATATTAGCGCCGCCGCCGATGATATCAAGATTATAGATAGCATCTGCGTTGTCGTCAAAGAGAGGTGCTTCAATGTCTTCCCAAAGCTGTGTTTGAGAATTATAAACTTTCATTCTCCAGCGAGCGCCGCCACCTGGCTCTGTGGTTTTAAGCCATACAGACCCAGTTGGTCTGGCACTAGTGCCTTCTGGAATGTTTGAATCTAAATCAGCAGCATCTGTTGTTTTGAATCTAGGAACTTCTGTGTGCGCAGAAATTTGTAGATTCGGTGGATAATAAGTCGAAGTTCCCGTAGGAAGGCCAAGTTCTCCGTCTGGGTTGTTAATAACTATAGGACCGCCTAGAGTAGAATCTAACGCGCCGCTGCTAGTTCCGTCGCTGAATATTTCTATACGATCGTCGTCTGTAACAATAAATGTTAAACCGTCAATTTGTAATGTATTATTAAGATAATTTTGTAGATCATTTGCTGTAGTAGCTGATGTATCTATCAGTGTTCCATTTATTTCAAGATTTGTACCAGTAGTAGAGTATACAGTCTCATCGCCTGATACAGGAAGATCTCCGCCGCGCAATGTTGGCCAACTTGCAATCCACTGATCGCTACCTACTAGAACCCAATCACCTGGTTGAACGCCTGCTTCTGTATTACCAGCAGATTTAAAATATAGTTCTGCTACAGAAGTGTCAAATACTACAGCATAGTCTCCTACTGCACCGATAGATTTTCTAGGAGCACCTGAATCTGTAATATCGTTGGCTTCTGTGATAGCAATAGGAGTTTTTGCTACAAAAGATTGTCCGTTTGGTTCGCTCAAAGGAGCACCGTTCCATTCAAATACTCCGTAAGCAGTAGCGTCTGTGTCTAACCAATAAGTGCCGTTAAGTGGTTCAGCAGCTGGTGCATCGATGGAAGGTTCGAGTTGATTTAGATCTATGTCTGCTCTTGTAACCCATGCTCTGTTCGTAACACCTAGCACAGAGTATGCTGCTTGAAGACCATACTCGTTAAGTTCGCCTGCGTTAATAGGATTGTTATTGTTATCTGTTTGAAAGACGGGATCGCCGAATGTGTCTGCGAGATCTCTCTGTGATGTAAGCAAGAAAGGAACGCCGGCATTTGCTTTTGTAGTGCCTCTTGCGGTTCCTGTTCCTGAAGAATTCTGTTTGTTTTCTGCAGAAACAACAAAGAACATAGGAATTGTTCCTGCGGTTGCTGGGGTGTAGAAACTTTCGTCGATTACGGAAACTTCTACTCCTGGTGATACTAGTGCCATCTGTATTCTCCTGTAAGAACTGACTTCGTGTTATCAGTATTTAGCGGATCCTTACAAAAATACGGTGTTTTAACCGGTAAAAAAGGCACCAAAAAGGTTTCGAAAAAATTAAATATGTATATGAGACCACTCTGCGAATGCGGTTTAAAGCCTGCTGCTATCAATTACAAGAAAGATGGTAAAACCTTTTACAGAAAAAAGTGCGGACCGTGTGCTAGAGCCGGCTATGCTGGTGCTACTGTGCCTAACTGGCAGAAACGAGGATACCAAAAAAAGAATCACTGCGAGAAGTGCGGATTTCAATCACAGCACGAAGAGCAATTCAATGTCTATCACATAGACGGTGATCTAAACAATTGCCGGCATAAAAATCTAAAAACTATATGTGCCAATTGCCAAAGGATTTTACAGAAGGAAGGTGTTAAATGGCGTCAAGGAGATCTGACACCTGATTTTTGAGATCGTCTATTGTGCCGTCGTTTCTTATTGTGTGATCTAGGTGTGCTTTCATCCACATCCACTCTGAAGGATGTACGTCTTGTGGTTCTGCACCTGTTGTTTGGAAGTCTTCAGCCCAGTCAGGTAGTGATCCTCTCTGCACTTGAACAACTACGCCGCCTTGCTCTTGTATCATCGAAATCTCGTTTGGAAATCTTACATCTGGAATAACAAAGTCGAGATAGCTTTGTCTCTGTAGTTTCTGCTTGGTTCTGCTTACCCAAATGCCATCGAACAAGCCTTGTCTCATGCACTCTGTGCCGACTTTTTGTAGCACATAACGAGGCGTAACGGAATAACCCATTTCTTCTGACCAAAACGTGTCAGGCTGTTCCCGCCATTCTCGAGACGCAGGTGTATCACCTTCCAGCATTGACCTTGGCCAGTCAAACATTGCTGCGACACCGTCTTTGAGTGAGTCTGCGAAAGAAAGTTTTTGAAATCCGTGAGATTCGACTAGAATGTCTGCTACCGTTCCCTTACCAGAGCCTATTAAACCACATACACCTATAATCATTATTTGATTATAACATAAATGCGGAGATTGTCAAGACCTAACCTATGGTAAAATAGTATCCCATCCCGCCCGTGTATTGCTGCGAAACTTCTACGTCGAGTTTTTCCATCTCGGCTTGTGCTTCCGCTTTGAGCGCATCGCCGTTGAGAGTGCTTCCGCCCTGTGGACCTGCGATTGTAGCGAACTTCGAACGTGCTTCACCGAGCATATACTTACAGGCTGCCAGAGTGTAATCTTTGATCCATTGGCGGGCAAGGTAATCGTCTAACAGATTAATGTCTGGTCTATAGTTATAGGTATAAAGCAATAGGTCTTCTTTAGCCCTAGGTCTTTGGAGCAGTGTGAGTTTTTTCGTCACTGAATTCCACTTAAATTCTATAAATGATCCAAACATTCTACCTACCAATTCCTGATGCTGTGCAAACATGTCATAGGTAGCAAGCCCGCCCATATTAGAACTTGCCAGCAGATAGGTATTTGTATACGCAAGGTTAAAGGGCTCAAACAGAGTCCCTCCGTCGCCGCCTCCTGTTCTTGATCCGATTGTTCTTCGGAATATTCTTCTTACTTCGATTACTTCGTTAGGTAGAACATATTCGTTTTCATCAATAACCGTAGGAAGAAAAACATATGACTCTTCTACTGAATTGTCAGAACGCTGTCTAAAACGAGTAAGTGCTTTTTCTAGTGCAGTTTCGTAATGGCTCGGATCCAGCTCCACATCGATCATCCCACCGCCTAGCATGTTATACACGTAGTCATAGATTTCCTGTTTTTTTGTTGCAAGTTCTGACATTTAGGTTCTCCTAGCAGTATTTATCCGCTAAATATGTAATAAAGAGACAGCATATGCCACGTTTATCACTCTACCGTCCAGAAAAGGGCAAAGATTATAATTTTCTCGACGATACCATACGAGAGATGTTCCAGGTTGGGGGCACTGACGTGCTTCTACACAAATATCTTGGTCCTGATTCTCCGGAAGCGGGCGAAGGCACAGCAGATCAACCCTCATACGAATCACCTGATCCCGCTCAAATACAGGACCTCCTATTTCTAGAAAACAGAGATAGAAAATACGATCCAGACATTTATTCTATACGTGGCATTTATAATGTTCAAGATATTGATTTCAATCTATCGCAGTTTGGTTTGTTTCTAGACAACGATACTTTATTTTTAACCGTCCATATAAATTCTTCTGTAAAAACCATAGGCAGAAAAATCATATCCGGTGATGTTGTAGAATTGCCGCATCTAAAAGATCCTTATAATTTAAAAGACGTGTCATATGCGCTCAAAAGATTCTATGTTGTAGAAGACGTATCGCGTGCGTCAGAAGGTTTTTCGCAGACTTGGTATCCTCACCTTTATAGATTAAAACTAAAACAGATAGTTGATTCTCAAGAATACAGAGAAATACTGGATCTTCCAGCAGACGAAGATAACCCCGGTGGCGACACTTTGAGAGACATGCTTTCTACGTTTGAAAGAGAAATGCAAATCAACGACGCTGTAATAGAACAAGCAGAAGCAGACGCACCCAAAAGCGGATACGACATATCTCACTACTATTCACTTGATGTAGATACAACAGAACAAAGTTCAACGGTTAATGTAAGGCAGGTAGATTCGGACTACACAACTGCTCCGCCCGCAAGACCAGGATACCAAGGCTATCTACTTGGCGACGAAAGCACACCTAACGGCAACGCTTTTGGACACGGCATACAATTTCCTGACTCGCCTGAAAAAGGTGATTACTTTCTTCGAACAGACTATCTGCCAAAACGCATGTTTCAGTTTGATGGCTCAAAATGGGTGAAAGTGCATGATGGTGTGAGGATGACTATGACCAATAGTCAAGACAGAAGAACACAGAAAACAAAATACTACAACAATCAAACTTGGACTTATAATGAACTAGTAAGACAGGATGTTGTAAGACTGGAAGAAGGCGATTCTGAAATTCAAACAGAAATCCCTGCAAGCACAGAAGCACTCTATCTAGTCTTAAAATTCAATACACAAGAAAAGGACTATGTAATAGCAGATCATCCTGGATTGATTTCTTCGGATGATAGCGCAAGAATTGTAATTACACTGCCCGTAGAAAATGGTGTTCAGGACACGATAGAATACACCGGGCAATGGGAAGTCAAACTATACAACAATAGAGAACGAGAAAGACAGAGTCTGTCAGAGGCTCTTAGACCAAGGTCAGACAACTAATGGCAAATCTAGATCATTTTTACGACGGCCAACTTAGGCGTTATATTACACAGATCATTCGAATGATGAGTGGCTTTACTTATAAGAATTCATCTGGAGAGATAAAAACCGTTCCTGTCATGTATGGTGATCTTACAAGACAGGTAGGTTCTATTCTCAGAGACAATTCAGAAAATTCCATTCTTAGCGCACCTAGAATGGCTGTATATGTGACAGGCTTGGAATTAGATTCAGCTAGATTGTCAGACGCTTCCTATGTCAATAAAGTCAATATAAGGGAAAGAGCCTACGACGAACAAGGCAACGAATATCTTGACAGAGAAGGCAAGAACTATACCGTAGAAAGACTAATGCCTACCCCATATACTCTATCAGTTTCGGTAGATATATGGAGCACGAATACAGACCAAAAACTGCAGATACTTGAACCTATTCTTCAGTTGTTTAATCCTTCTCTGGAGCTGCAAACAACAGACAACTATCTTGATTGGACCAGTCTAACAGCAGTGTATTTTAATGGTATTACTTGGAGTTCTAGAACAATACCGCAGGGAACAGAATCGGAAATAGACGTATCTACTATTGAATTCACTATTCCGATATACATAGCGCCTCCTGCTAAGGTCAAACGTCTCGGAGTAATTACAGACATAGTTTCTCGAATTCATAATTCTACTATCGACATGTTTGATGCTACACAGGACATTGACTTTACCGTCACAGAAGGCAATGCCGTTTCAGACACCCCAGCTTCGACAGACCAAGAAAACGATCAGGCAGACGTAGATCCTAACTTTGCTAACAAACAAGACGATTCTTCTGACGGAGATGGTTTTGGTCTAGAACGCTACATAAGATCTAAAACCAGAGCAGATAGGAATGTAGAAGGTTCTGTGATTTCTATTATCAAAACAACCTATCAGAATATTGACCTGCTTGTAATAAAAGGCAAAGGCACACTTGTTAAAAATGGCACGGTTGGCGGCATAGGTTGGCCGGAATTTCTCGAAGCATTCCCTTATAAATTAGAAGAAGGTGTTTCTGTGTTAAAACTACAGAGAGCAGATAGAAACACAGAAATAGTAGGAACATTTGCGATAGATCCTCAGGAAACCGCAACTATAAACATAGACTGGGACGAAGACAGCCTTCCAACAGACACGGTTATTTCGGGACCAAACGGCGATCGTTCTAAGATCGATTATATTATTGACCCTACAACATTTGATCCTTCTACACTAGATTTGTCTAATAGACCAAGAATTCTAATACTGGAATCTATCGGTGAACGAGACATATCAGCGTGGAAGAATAGCGACGACTCTCAATTTTCTGCTCATGCTAACGACATTATAGAATGGAACGGCGGTAGTTGGCACATAGTTTTCGAGGCAGGCGCTTACACAGGTACTGCCTATACAACCAATCTCAACACTGGCATTCAGTATAAATTCCAAGACGGAGAATGGCTGTTAAGCTTTGAAGGAGAGTATCCGAACGGCACTTGGTGGATAGATTTTTAAGATAACTATCTATATGATAGCAGCAGGCGCGTTATTTTACGCTAGAAATACAAATAGATTTTTATTGTTACATAGAACACAGGGAAAAAGATCTCAAGTATGGGGTTTAGTAGGTGGTTCTCAAGAATTAGGTGAAACAGCTTGGGAATGCTGCAATAGAGAAATAAAAGAAGAAGTAGGGTTGGTAGAGATTGAAAAAATTTTACCTCTAGAAAAATTTTGTACACGCGACAAATCGTTTGAATATCATACGTATGTATGTTTTATAGAAGAAGAATTTATACCCAATCTTAATCACGAGCACGACGGCTATGCTTGGGTGACATACGGAAAATGGCCTAATCCTCTCCACTATGGTCTGAAAAATACTCTTGCAAAAAAGTATAACAAAGATAAATTAAAAACAGTACTCGAAGTAATGGCATTCCACAGAAATGAGCGATAGTTTAATAGAAACAGATTACGGATACGATCTTATTTGGGCAGATACTGAAAACTACAATTGTAGAATCATAGTTTTTAATGACCCTACTAATAAAATACCAATTGGATTTCATAAACATATAGAAAAAACTTGGTTTGTTAACAATGGTAATTTTAGATTAAAAATTATAGAAACACATAACGGCACTTTAGTTGAAAAAGATCTAAAAGAAGGCTCTGTTTTTCACATACCACCTCTTACTCCTGTTGGTATAGAATGCTTGTCTGCAGGAGCATCTATTACACAATGTGCTAGCGGTGATCCGTCAGAAGATTTTTATCAAATTATTCCAAACTAAAATAGGAAATAATTATGCTACCAAAAATTAGAGAATTGCCTAAAGTAAAAAAAGAACTAAATGAATATAAAAAACTAATAAAAAACCAAAATAATCCGATATTACAAAAAAAGGCACAACTATTATACGACGAATTAATAGAAAAATTGGATTTAATTGATAAAGGACATTCGTCGGAATACGACGGAAACATCGACCCAGAAAAGTTAAGAGACACTATAGCCGAATCAATTTCTATCAGACGCCAACTTAACAAATTCCTTCCTAAAACAAAAAAAAATTTTAATCCTAAATCGAAGTAAAACGTTTAATAGTAATTCCTCCTACCATTGCAGCATGACTCAAACATTGATATCTATATGTACCAGAAAGAACTTCCGGTATTCTCCAATAAAGAGTGCCAAAATCTTTTCCTTGGGCGTCGTTGCCGGTCGACACAGTTCCGTTAGAATCTACATGAATTAATCCAACACTGTAATTTTCTCCGGTAGGATCTTGAATAGCAAAGGGATGTCCTCCTATTTCGTCAAGATCAAATGCAACTGTAGCTCCTGACAATACTAATATTGTTGGATTGTCATCGGAGTAATGCGGAGCAAATGTATAGGCCGAAGCACCTACATTATTCACTCTAAACATTAATAGTGCCGGTTCGTATACTTTATCTATAGTAAGTCCGGCAGTGTTTACTTCATTAATACTTCCAAACGATGTAGAAGTATCTTGCTGGCTTATAGTAACCGTGTCTCCACTTACACTGGTAATAATTCCTGTGCCGCCGGCTATAGTTAGAGTGTCAGAAATAGAATCTGCAGTAGTCGACCCAGAGTCTCCTGTAACTGTAGCGAAGAGATTTTGGTCCGGATCGCCACCTGTACCTTCTACTGTAACAGTTGCAAAGGAAAAGTTGCCGGCGCCATCTGTAGTAAGCACCTGACCATTTGCACCATCTGAAATACCTAAGTCAAGTAGAGATTCTGGAATAACAGGTGTGTTTGAAAGGTCATTGTAATCGCCAGAAAAAGCATCAGTGATACCATATCCTGCTAAAGTCGTCGGAGTGCTTGTTAGATCTGCAAACGAGACAGTAGTAAGAGCACCTATGCCTTCCGCTGTAGGTGGTGTGTACCGGAACTCGCCTACGGTATTGTCATAGGATATTGCTCCATTACCGCTAGGTAAAAGTTCATTGCCTACAGAAATATCACTCAAAGTAAGAACACTTGGCGTGTTTGTAAAGTTATTGTAGTTGAGGTAGTAAGAACCGTCTTGTCCGTCTAGTGTGTCTGCATCAAGACCTGATCCGCCTTCTGCAACATCAGTGCCTGGCGCCCATTTAGCGCCGTCCCATTTGAGAACTTCGCCTGTAGTGGGAGGATTAGAAACGGTATCAACATCCGAAAGAAACCCGATTGAAAATGCATCAAGATTAATAGAGAGTTCGTTGCTATCTGTGACAACTTCGGTTGATATGTTAATGCCACCTATGATGCGAAGATCAGACACATTAGAAGGATCAAAAGAACCGTCATCAGATACTATGGAATCGAAACTAGATCCTGTAGAAGATTGGATCGGTGTAAAGGCGAATGAGCCTGCGCCGTCTGTGGTTAATACTTCTCCTGCACCGCCGTCTGTGATACCAAAGTCTAGAATAGATTGCGGCGCGCCGTCGAGATCAGAGTAGGCGTTAGAATACGCCGCTGCGCCTAGTGGATTCACATAGCCTGCAGATTCAACATCAGAATGAGCAGTGTCTGTAAGCAGTTTTCTCCAGGCACCTGCATGAGCGTAATATAGAGCACCTGTCTCATGCACATGCATTGTCATTCCATGATAAACGCCTGCGTCATAGTTGGCAAGATCTTCTTCAAGTTGGATTGCATTGGCATACTTGATTATGTTATTGCCAAAATCCCAGGTGCCTTCTACCCATTGTAATTCGTCTCTTGTGTCTGCTTCATAGGGTATGTCTGTTTCTAATGCTTCTGCAAGATTCGCAACAGGAACCCATTCTGCTGCATGAGCAAAATACAGTCTACCTTCTGAGTGTACATGAGCAATCATGCCATGATAGGTAACAGGATCTACTTCATTCTCAAGATCAGATAATGTATCCCAATGAAACCGTATACGATTTTTTTGGCTTTGAATATCTAGCTGTGCTGTTGGCAATATATTGCCAAAGTCTGACCTTGCGATTTCAAATCCGCCTTGATCTTTACCAGAATATACTCTAAGGCTATTTGTTGCGCGATTAAAAAAGACTTCACCCGACGCACCTACGTTACGTCCTAGAAAGTCGTCCGGTCTTGGTATTATACGTATTCTATCTACTACGGGTGCAAAATTAGACATAAAAACTTAATCCTATGAAGTATTTATTCTAGATATTTTTTTGCTCTTGGATAAAAACAATCTTGCCATATTATTCTATTTGCTTCTTCCGTAGGATGATGATTACAGCTTTGCAAGAAATCTGCACCTAAATCACTTGCATATTCCTCTAAGCCGTTATACTTACTGTGTTCGTCTTCGTATAGCCAAAAATTATCGAAATTAACAAGATTAATACTAGGAAAATACTTTTTAGTTTTAGATAAAGGCAAGTATTTCCTTGAACTTTTGAGTTCCATAACCTGCTCACCTGTTACAAAATTGAAATTTTCTAATTGATTGCTATAAAAACAAAAAGTGTAAGGAATATTAAGGTTTTGTAATGTGTTTTGTGCTAAAAGTATATATCCTAAATTTTCTCTAATACGATCTAGAAATCTATAACCAAACCTATACCTAGGTACAAATATGTGCCTGTCCTTTTCAAAAAAACAATTGCCGCCGTAACCTCCGCTCTGATACCAAACATAATTTAACAGATCATAATCTCTATTCTTATTTCTTTTTGGAAAAATCTCAACATCTTGTTTTCTTATTACAAATTCATCTCGATCAAACCCACTAAAACTGATAATTACATAGTCAGGCAGATTATTCGTTCCTAAATAGTCTAATAGTTGACTAACTATGCGTTTGTTTCCATAACCTCCTAAACCAAACTTATCAGTTTCAAAGTCTGTATATTCTTTTCTTACAAAATCAAAAGCATTGTCCTCAAAAAAAGAACATCCTATCATCAGTAATTTTTTCATTATATGTACCTATAATTTTTTACAAGTTCAAAAATTCTTCTTCTATTATAAAGCAAAGCATCTTGATTTTGTTCTAGTTTTTTTCTAATTGCAAAAATATCTGTATCTAATAATCTTTTTAATTCTTTTCCGTACAACATCAAACTTTTTTTGTAATCAGTTTCATAATCAAAACTCCAATCAATCAACCAGTCCCAGGTGTCGAACCCAAAGTGCTTTAGATATTCTCTTGTACCTGGTCC